CACTGTAGTTTTTGAGTTCCATTTGTTTGTAAGTGAGGACTTTGGTTTCCAATTTCTTAGCATCGTTCATGTACGCTTCAATCGTTGATGAAGGTAGAGGTTCGCCTAGTATTACATCGGCAAGAACCTGAACGACTGCTGAGGGCACATCTCCAACGATGGAGGTGATGAGACTAAGCTCCTCTTCAGTGAAAGTCTTTGACTTAAGAGAAGAGGAGAAGAATTTTCCGGCCACATTAGAAGCAAGAGATTTTACTACATCAACAGCGATTCCTGTTGTGCTGCTCCATTTGTGGATGGGATATAGGTTGGTTAACTGATAGTAATTTCGAACGATGTCCAATGATTCATGGAGGTGAGTGAGTTTGTTGATACACTTCGAATCGTTCCAAACAGGGGATAGAGTTATAACTCCCCCGGTAAGTCCCTTCAACATTTCCATAACAAAATGGATCATGTGGGCCATTACTAATCGGTAGAGGGTCTCATAATTTTGAGCGTTTTCGCTAATGGCTGTGTTGATGATGTACACATGTGCAACCCCGTGCATGACATTAATAATGATGGGGGGATTGCCCAAGCGATGACTTGCGACAACGAGGATTAGTCCGTCGTCACTTACCATGCTGTGGAACACATAGCCAAGAGAGGGTAAACTTCCGGATAAACCGTTCATGACGAGCTCTTTTCCAATCAGGTTTCCTGAAGGTAAAGCTTCCATCATAGCCTTATAATCTAGTGTTTTAGGCTGATGGATATTAAGAGCAAACATCATGGCCATCGATATCTGGCTTCTGGGAAGGGCTGCTAGCGTTTTGAGTGCAAGCAAACCAGCAGAAGTGAGTGGATAGGTGATGGCATTTTGGTACTCCATGATCAAGCCGGGACTTAGTTTTTCTTGAAAACCAAAGATTTCCCGTAAGATTTTCTCAGTGATCATGGCGTCTTGGGGCTCATCGGAAGTGATGGTCTCAGTCGTAGCGAAAGTTATCGCATTGAGAGAGGGACTTCCGAACCAG